TGGCTCGCCAATGAGAAGGTCAAAACAGGTAAGATATGTGAGGCTATCTTGTTTTTTATATCCACTCTTTAAAACGACCTTGTCGCCAACATTGAACCTGCGCTTCGGTATATCCTCCACGCATTTCTTCTCTTCATTCCATCTCTTGCCTTCTTTTGCAATCGCATCGTGTAATTCCTGTTTTTCCTCCTCGGTGGCTAAACGCTTGATAGAAGGCAATGTCGGTGTGCCAGCAATGATAACAACCCCAAGCGGTTCGTAGAAATATGCATGGTTGTAGATGGAGTCACCAACTTTCTTTCTGAAAATTAAAATACCCCCGACTTCATCAACCACGAAGTCGCCATCTTTGTACTGTGGTTCATTTTTTTCATCCACCATCTCATTCATAACCTCCACCATCCGTGAGAAGCTGATTTCTTCTCTATAAACCTGATTTAACAGGTCTCTAATTTCTTCTGTTGTAAATTTTTTCATTGTTGTTTTGTTATTATAGTTTAAAATCCCTATCCAAATAAGCCTATCTGTTACCATTTTTTATCGTCCATAATTCATTCGTAAATTCCACGTTATACACAAGGTGGCTGAACGATAGTCCAATGAGTAACTTTCGGTTCATTAGCAATGTGCTCTCCCTCCCAAAACGTTCCCTTCCAATAACGCCAAGTCATAAAACCCCATTCATCGTATGTTAAATAAGCCAAATCACTACGGTCGGGCTGTGCGTCTGAAACCGCCACCCAGTGTATAACATTGGCTAAAGGCAATTGCTGCAATTCTTTGTTTGAAACTTCTGTGTTCATGTCAATGTATCTTCTTTTAATGAGCAGTATTTAAGGCAACTGCCCTTAGCCTTTTCCGTTATGAGTAATTAACTTGATGGTTTGCACTGTTCGCAAAATCTGCCCTTACCTGTTGTATATATCACATTTGGATGGCAACCGCAATTATCGCAAGTTAACTCACACATAATAGCAGGTTGGCAAAATAATTTTACTGCCTCATCTGTTATTATTTCAGCATAGCCATCAGGAGAAGCTTCTCTCCAATAATCAAAATCTTTTAGTTGTTCTATTACAAACTTTTTAAACGCTTCTTTCTTTGTTTCCATTGTATTATTTTTTAATGTTTCAAATCCGTAAAATTACATTCGCCAACCTGCTGCACGTTATAGAGCATTTAAGAAATACCCAACACTTTACGCATATCCATCTGACAAGAAAGATAGCCCATTTTATAACCTCTATCCTCTGCATAGCGAATTATGCCACCAAATGTCGATAGGTCATACTTACAGTTCTCGTTACTACCGTAAAATTCATTCCCATCTTCATCATATACGACATAATGTGGTTCTCCACCATCAGATTCATCCACAAGAGTAAAACCAAACATTTTGTCTAAAATTTCCTTTTGTAATTCGACTGGTAATTCTGTTGTAATCATTGCTTTGAAAATTAAAACTCCTTGTAACATACACTATTGTTCACATCCGTTATTTGGGTTATCGTCATATAACCCGATTTCCTCATCCCACCTCATCATATCGATGAGGCGTTGTTTTTGTTGTGCTTTATCGTAATCATGATATGATGTTTTAGGTTTTATATTTTTCCTTTTTCTAATTTTATGCACCTCCTCTAATATTTTATTCCTTCTATCTATCGGGCTCATCCAAATCCAGATACGCTTTTCAGATTTAATCCTACGTCTCAACTTTTTGAGCAGTTTTGTTTTCATAATTTCTTTGTTTTTGATTATTACTACTAATTTTATTTTGTATTGTAAATATACAGCTTTATTTTTAAACTTGAAACTATTTGGCACTTTATTTTTCGTTTTTAATATGCTTTAACAGTTTAAAAAGGTAGCCCATTTTCCAAATCCTCTTCTGAAATAACATTGTTTACCAAATCAGAGTTTTTTTGTTCTTCGATTTTTCTTGTCAATCGCTCTTCAACTTCAAGCCTATTCCACCTATATCCGTTCGGCTCACCAATAAGTTCTATTAACGCCTTTTTCAGCGAATTCTTTTCATCACGTGTAGGCTTTCCAACTATCATCAGGTCGCTAAAAAACTTCAGAGTTATGGTGTAATTTGGATTATTTCTTATTGCCTGCAAAATCGTTCCGTTACTTAATAATTCATCTTTGAAACCTGATATATCTTTTCGTTCAATGCCTACAACGTCCTCAAATGAATCGTACCACTCCTGCCAATTTTCTTCAGGCTCACAGTTTTGAGCGAATTCTTTCCAGTAATCGTAAATTTTTTCGAACGATATTTTTTTTGGTACACGCTCCATATTGATTTGAATAAACCTGCGTTCTGAGCTATCCTGCACGAACTCGCTAATGTCATCATTTGAAGTGTAGATGTAATATCGTTTTGCCTCAACTGTAATAATTCGCCCGAATTTTTGGTTATAAGTACATGAGCTTGAAGTCATCATACTTTTTACCCGTCCGTATGACTTTCGAGAGTCCTTCGGCATTGCCTCATCCAGAATGACGCAGTTATATTGTGCTGCCAGAGGTAAATCGTGTGCGCCAATTTGCAGCTCTCTACTAAATGTACTTTCGTACTTTACGGCATCCTCTAACCTCTCGTCTCCATTTAAAACTGCTGCAATCGCTCTCGCAACTGTTGTTTTGCCTGTTTTTTTCTTCCCCGAAAAAAGATACAAACTTTTGTTTAAAGACGGATTATGATTTTTAGCTCTCGACTGGCAAATAAAATATCTGAATGCGTCAATTTCGATATCTGAAAAACCCCAAACCTCTTTAAGTTTTTCGCTCGCTTTTTTGTACTTTTCTGGGTCAGGTTTTACATTAAATATTTTATCAGTTTTTTCTTTTAAACGTAATGCAGCTAATTCACCATACCACGCAATTTCTGCAATTCTCTCTGCTTCAGCCGTTAGCTTCCCTCTCCTATCTGTATTTGTCGCAAATATGCAAAAATTGTGAATCGGTGGGAAAAGTCTCTGCAAATCTCTATCCGAGTTGATTGGGTCAACTATCGCACTTTTCATAATTTTAATAATTTCAGCTTTCAGTTCCTCCAGGGATTCAAATTTTCCTTTTTTTGCCCAATTCTCCAAGGATGAAGCATGAACAACGTCAACGATTTTCGGATTTGGTATTTGCGTAATTTTGATGTTTTGGCGGTTGAAAGTGTCTTCGTATGATTCACCCTTTGCTCGCTCCCACATCATAACCTCACATAACTTTCTGAAGTTTATTTTGCTCATAGTTTAAAGTTATTTTGTCCATTCCTTTTTCAATTAAAATTAAATCCAAGATATCAGCACCTTTTGCAACTTTGCCCTCTCTGAACGCTTTTTCAACACGTCCATCCATTTCACGATTAAAAAATGATTTTGTCTTGTCTTTCCAGTTGTCAAATTCTCCCTGGTCTGGGCAAACAAGGTCCAGTCTTGGCAACCTAAGCAATCTGTAAGAATTCAGCATGTTTGCCCCACCACTTGCAATCCATGTGTATTCAGGTTCAAATACACTCATTAAAATGGCTGTCTTTTCTGATTCGACAAGTGCCACAGGTTTGTCGGGATATTTTTTTACCAGATGTTCTCCAAAAAAAACCTGCACCAACTCAAAGTTTTCTTTGACTGCACGGTGAACATACCATGAGTTTTTATCTTTTTTTCGCTTGCCATTTGGCTGGTAATACATAACTTTCCCTGTCCTGAATTTACCCTCGCTATCCTCTTGAAAAAATATTGTGCCATTATTTTTTGCAGTGCCGATATTATATTTTGATTGCAAGTCAAATGCTACATCTTGACCAAATAATTTTACAAGCCACATGAAGAACGTGTTTTCTTTGAAGTGGCTGAAACTCGCTTCAACCACTTCTTTAGGAATAAAATCGGGCTCCCTGTATTCAGGCACGTAAACAGGTGCTACCCAGTCGTCCATGCTTACATCACTTTCTGGATACTTTAAATATTTGCACGAATTAATTCTCTCACACCTACCATATATTGTTGCATCAACTATCTGCCCTGTTTCGGCGTTAACATAAGGTTTAAAAGTTTTTTTCTTGCACGCTGGACAAAAAGTGTGCTTACTACCTTTTTGCAACTCGTACTTATACTTTGACTTCCTCATATTGCTACGCTCCTTTATTTTTTGTTTTTTGGTAAAAAATCTCTGACATTTAATCTCATTCGCCTGATTCTTAAGCAGTGAGAACTTGCAACGCCGCCAAATTGTTCTTCGATTTCGTTAGCCACGTCCTGTGTGTTTGCATATTTCATGTGCTCTTGAGACATTATCTCGGTAATCCACTCGATAAACTGCTCATCGTGAATTCTTAAATATTTTTTATTTGGTAATTTTTTTGTTTTCATTGCTTCCATTATTTTTATTTTTTTTTGTTGTCTGTTTCTTATAATTAAAATGGGAGTTGATCATCAATATCTTCAGCTGTTGGAATTGGCATCGGTGGTATTGATGGATTTTCTTCGCTCCATGTCGATTCAGCTTTTAACTCTGATTCTGACTTTTCAGAAACTGGATCAGGTGCTTTCGTTGCCCAACCTTCAACAACTTCTTCCTCGCTTCCTGTCGGTTCAATATAATTTAAAACTTGCTCTAATCTATCTTTAACTGCAATTTTAGCATTAATAAAGCCAATGTCATTTAGCTTGAAGTCAATTAACGCATCTAATTCTCCGAACGCTTGCACTCGCTCAAAAGTGAATTTTGAGCAGTTTAGCCAGAAAGTGTAATTCACTTCTCCCTTGTATTCTGATGGTTTGCAAAATCGCTCAATCTGTTCATCATCTGCACCATCTCGTTTTAATTTTGCTACGATTTTATCATAAATTTCTGGGTCTGTGAATTTCACAAATAGATTTCTTATTTTATATTTGTTCCCAGTTCTGGGTGAAATACCCTCTTTAATCGTTTTCTTTAAAATCGTTACTTTCATAATGTTTTTTGTTTTATAATTTAAATAAATTCTTAACTCCATTTTTTGCCCCAACTGAAACCGCTACAGTCGCGTTCGGTATCCGACCTTTAATCATTTTTTTAGTGTATGCATCACCGCTTAATCTCTCGCTACCGTGAATTGTGATAATTTTCGGCTCTTTTGCACCCACTTTTTTTATGAATCTGATTAAGTCGTTGTCGGAGAAGTGTCTTTCACAACCTATGCGTTGCACTTCGTCAGCTAAATGATAAAGGTAATCATTATAGTTGCATTCGATAAGGAAATTCTCGACTTTGTAAAATTTCAGTGCCTCGAAAATTGGTTGTAAACTTTCCTCCTCATATTCCAAATCGGTTGCAAAGAATAAAAATCTATCATCTGCTAAAAATTTAATCAAATAAGCATAATTCAAAACATCTCCGTGCACGACCTTAAACCCGAACGCTTTAAAATTAGTGCTTTCAGCTCGTTGCTCCCACTTATGAACGGGACACATCATCTCGTATTGATTAGCGTAAAACGAATGGTCGCCGTGTGAGTGAGTTATTATAACCATTTCGGGTGGTAATGTTCCTTCTCTGTGCTTTATGTAAGTTGCTCTCGGCTCTCCAGCTTCGAGAATTATAGAGTTGCCCTTGCTATCGAGCAACTCATATAAATTCCTACTACTGCCAGTTGAAATTACGTTGATTATCATTTTCGTTCTTTAAAAATATTCTTCAACATCAGTGATTTCGCCTGTATCAGTATCAACTTTTTCCTCTTTTTTGGCTGGCTTTTTTTCTGCAATTTCTTTTTTCGCTTGCTCCAGCTTGTTCACTTTTTTCTCCTCAATTTTCTGTACTGGCTCCTCAACTTCAATATAATCATGATATTGAAGTTCTTCAACTGAAATTATAGATTTTAATTCATTTGAAATTTTCGGGATTTCTTTCATTAAATTTCTAACTACCAATTTCTCATAATGAACGTTGTTTGAAGTTTGCTTGTAATTGCTTGGTTTGAATTGTGGGCTAAAACTTGCACGCTCAACAATCTGTGCTAACGTCATAAATTTATCGTACTTTTCACCCTCTGTTGTGATAAAGCATGCATAATAGCCAATTGTCGGCTTTGTAATGTCGTTCTCACCCTCAAAATCAATCGTGCCAGTCATCAGATTTTCTGTAACTTTCACCCCCTCGTGAACTTCTGCTGTAAAGAATCGTTTGCAGTTTGGTAACTTCAAAATCTGCTGCTTCTCAAAATTGATATCGAAAATTACCATCGCATCAAATTCGCCTGTTGCAACCTTTTTCTCAACTCCTTTTTCAGTCGTTTTTTTGAAGATTTCATAGGGGATAAGTGAAACCTCTTTTTTAGCAAAACTCGCTCCTGCTTCGGTTGCTTTGAAAATTGCATTAAGGAGAGTGTTCTGGCGTGTTTTTGCTAATTTCTCCAGCATCTCATCATTCTGTGAAAATATCAAATCTGAGAATGTTTTGATAAATTCAGCTTTGAATTCTGGGTTATTTGCAAACCTTTCAGCTAAATGATTTTCTGCTAATTGCTTGTAATTTGTCTGCAAGCCTAAAACTGTGTTCACTTGCAAATCGGTTGTTGTTGATTTTTTTTCTGTTGTCATAATGTTTTGTTGTTTAATTAGTTAATACTATTTTATATTCTCAACTTTAAAGGTTCTTGGATTATATCTTTTTCCCAATTTTTCCATTTCTTTAATCATCCACGCTTTCTCTTCTTTTGTTGAGTGCCTAAATCTTGATATAGGCATTTTCACCCATTTAGGTGTACAGGCTGGAACTCCATTTATGTATGTAGGCAAATCATATATGATTGTAAAAGTTTCAACACCCCCAAGCACGCCCGCCATCGCTCCAAAAATAACTACCTTTGATGGGTCTGTCTTGAGCGTCAGGAAGTCCCCTGTTTTAACTTCAAAGGGAGCTTCTTTTTCTCCATATTCTGCAACAACGACACCCTTTTTCAAATCAACTGTTGCATTTTTTAATTCAGCACCCTCAATTTTAGGTAGTGAAATGCTTACTGTTTTTCTGTTCATTTTTGTTTTGTTTGTTTATTTGAAGCTCCTGAATTAAATAACATGTTGCCCAATAAAGACAATCCTAATGCTTGTAAAAATGATATTTTAGTTAATCCAAATATCGAAGGCATTAACCAATTCCACAACCACATCACTGGTAAGCCTATTATTAACACTACTATAAGCAATATTCCAATCGCTAATAAAAATTCTAATACTTTTTCCATTGTTTTTTTTATTTAATTATTAATTCGTTATCACTCGTTGCCCTTGCAATTACTAAATTTAAACCACATGGCTCAATAGGCTGTGTTGTGTTCGCCTCTGCATTATCCATGATAGTACGCCGTTGTAGCCTTTCAACCTCTGTAAAGTAGCTAAAACCTGTAACTTGGTATTATTGATTAAAGCACCGTTACATTCGTGTGGAAAAACTTTGCCATCTGCGGTAATTTTAAAAACGTCCCTATATTCTTCTTTTGAAATAATGTATTCCTGAAGTTCAACACCGATCTTAATTTTACCGCTAAATTCTTTATCTACAACATCAGTAAGATTAGAGAAATAGTCGGTAATTTCTTCCTGCAATTTAATAATTTCTGTGTCAACTTCCATCAAAAGTGCCTGCATCTTTTGTATTTCAGCTTCTTTTTTTGCTTTTATGTATTCATTATTTTTATTAACCGCCTTTGCCCCTACAATTTCATCACGCAACTTTTGATATTCATTGTGTGCCTCCTGAAGCTCATCCGAAATTGTAAGCTCGGTTGGCAACTCTTTCATTTTTGGCTCCTGGAGGTTTGCAAGCTGTTCCTCCAAACTCGAAATTTCAGCTTCAAAAGCTAAGATGTTTTTTTCTTGGAGTGCAATCTCTTTTTTTAGCTCCTCAATTTGATTGGCTTTCTTGATGTCAAAAGCACGTTTTAGCTTTTCAGCGTTTTCAGCATTTTTTTTATTTTGTTCTTCAACCCTGTTGAGTTGTGCCTGGAGCCTGTCCCTCTCATCTTTTAGCGTCAAATATACACCATTGACCGCCCTCATTTCAGCTTCGAGTATCTGTTTGTTTTCGGCTTTCAATCCATCGATAATATTTTTTATTCCATTATCTAAAACTTTTTGGCTTGCAACCCCACAACTCGAACAAACGTCCGTCAGTTCTTCTCCTTCGGGCAAATTATCTGGTGTAGCATCTCTTAAACGCTTTATCCTCACCATATTTGCGGAAACAATAGGATTATTTTTTGCGTATAATTTTGCGAACTCATTTAAATCAGTAAAGTATTCAGACTTCGCAAGTTTTGAATTTGCTTCATTCAGCATCTCTTTTAAAGCACTTGTATCTGTTTCCTCATAACCGTTAAAGCTGGTACTTTCAACTTGCTTTAAAGTGTCTGAAAGGCGTTGTATTTCGTTTTGCGAGTTTTTTAAATTGAGCTTATTGCTTTGAATTTTAAGCTCTAAATTTGACTTTGCGTTTCTGTATTCAGAAAGTAGTTTATTGTTTTCTCGGTTAATTTCAGCAATTAGCCTTTGATTATCTGAACTTGATTTTATCAAATTCTGATATTCATTTTCCAACGCTTCGAGGTCAGCAGGAATTTCTTTAACTTCAACGTCTTGTATTGCTTTTAACGCCTTTCGTTCTATCGTTATATCCGCTTGCGTATCTCTTTGAGTTTTTTTCAAAGATTTCAATTTTAGTTGAGCTTCTGCAACATCGTATTTTGGAAGCAACGACTTCATCAAATCAATAAACATTGCTCGCTGGTCGGTTTCTTTTTGATTAAAAAAATAATCTGTACCGAATTTGTAAAAGTCATTGAATTCATCGCTAAAATCATTTACATCAATTCCGTTTTTGGTGCAACGTGTAGAACGCAAGATTTTAAGCGTTTCCCCGCCACTCCTTGACGTTGTGAATATAGGCTCAACCACTCGCCTAAACTCGTTACCATAGTCGTCAAAATAGCTCACATCGGCTATTGCATCGTGTAGGTCAACTCTGTTATCGTAAACTTGAGCAAATTCCTTCCCGTTTTGGTCTTTTCCTGTCAATACAAAGCTTATCGCTTCGAGAATTGACGTTTTACCAACTCCGTTACCTCCTATAATTTCAGCAGGAACTTTCAGCTCAAGATTTTCCAACCTTTTAAATTTTCTGATTAGGATTTTCATTTTTTTTATTTTTGATTAATTATTACTATATCCTTCCCCTTCCAATCGTACCATAGTGGAATTAAAACAATTATCCCTTATGCTATCCCAATTTGACCAATTTCCATAATAACGTCGTCTGCCGTTCTGATGTACCCGTCCCTGATTTTTCGCGCTGTGAAGTAGAACTTTCTATCTGCAGCTCTTAGATATATTAATTCATATCTCGGATTTTCTCCGAAGTCAAACAACGGGTCGTTTATTTCTATATCGACCCAATTCGTGGATTTCTCCGGGTATCCGTTTTTCTTTAAAAACAGCTTTACGTTCTCAAAAACGTAATCAGTTCCGTTTTCATCATACAATGTCAATGATTTTTCTTCTCTGTTGTAAATTGCTACGTTTTTCATATTTTTTTGTTTTTTAATTATTACTAAAATTATCGGTTTTGAAGTGGTCCGAAAACACTGTTTATTGTTATAATTCAGAATAACGAATAAACCCTATTACTCTATCTACAATATCACGTCCTATCGTGTTTGGCACGTTATAAAAATAAACGCCCGAGCTGGATGGACTGATAACAATCTCAGATACTTCGCCGTTAAGTTTTAATCTTGAAAAAGAACCTAAAGGCATCCCAAATACTTTTTCTTTCAATTCCTTGTAATTCGTTTTCATCCTATTATTCTTTAAATAAAATCAAATATGTAATCTAACTCTAATCCGTAATCCATAAGGATTTCTTCTACTTCATCGTAGCTTCCGCCACT